ATTGCTTGGTATGGTGATAGATGTTAAAGAATAGCAGCCACTGAACGCATTACCACCAATACTTGTAACACTGCTTGGTACGGTGATAGAGGTTAAAGAATAGCAGTTATAGAACGCATTATTGCCTATACTTGTAACACTGCTTCCTACGTTTATTCTGGATATCGCATTTCTATATACTGCGTTACCATTGACGGATAATTGGTTGTTTGTCAACAACAAAGCCCCTTTTTTGCTGTCATACAGAAACGCAATTTCTCCAGTCACCGCAAGCTCAATAACATAATCGCCCTCTGTTGCATATTTATGTGATTGAAAAACAGGAGTTGACAAACTAGAGCCAGCCATGGTATCATGTGCCGAACCGTCACCCCAATCTACGTCAACCGAGCCGTTTATGCCAAGTCCAAGGTACGGTTCAAGTCTACCATCATGAAGGGTAATATGAATTCTCGTTTTGTCATCAGAAGTGTTATACATCTGTCCGATATTAAGGTTACCATAGTCCGCAACATATGTTTTAGCAGCGGCAAGCGTCCAGTTCCAACCTTGTGCTGTAAGACCTTCGTGCGTCGGATTGTTTGGCAACTCGGTTAGATTGGCAAACTCCGAAGCGGAATAGCTGTCGACTATTGTACCGTCATAGTCGTAGAAGTTAACGTTACTTGTGCCTGCACTTCCGCCACCTCCGCTGGGTATCGTCCCAATATCCGTTGCAAACTCTTCCAATCCATCATTCGCACCGACCGTGCCGCCTTTTGCTGTGATGGCATTACCAATTGCCGTCTTAGCATTGACCAGTCTTGTTAGGTTTTCAGCTATTGTATGTTCAGGCATTTAAAGCACCTCCTCTAAAACGGTATTGATGTCGCCGATGGTATCCTGTATGTCGGATATATCGGATGCGTTAGTCGCTATCTGTGCTTTCTCTGCGGCGGTGACGAACTTATGAGTGCTGTTTGTATCGTCTACGAGGTCGGCATTAAGGGGATTCTGAGCGGTTATCTCAGCCTGTAAGCCGCTGATGATGTCACCGATGGGGATGTTGATACTCTGACCGCTTACAAGTGTGAGCGTGAGTGTCTTTGTTGCATTGTTGTATGAGCCATTGACTACAGTGCTTTCTAACGGAATATCCACAGACTTAGGCGTACCAATGAGGTTGCCGTCTTTATTTTTAAGCTGAACAGTCACTACAAACGTCTGGCTGTTCATACCGAAGTCGATGTCAACAGCGTAGTCGGATGCGCTTCCACCTGCTTCAATTACCCCTTTCAGCTCTAATAAAAGGTATTCTATGCGGCTCTGGGCTTCTTCGTCATACTCCGTACTGTCTATGATCGATGCGAGTATTTTCTCGTCCCTGCTCTGTAATTCAAAAGGTCTTGCCATGATGTATTCCTCCTATCTCTGTGATGCTCTTTCAAGATCATCTATCCTGTGATTTGCTACTGCCATCTTTTCTTTTTCGACTTCTGCTTGCTGTTCCAGCTTATACACTCGGTCGATGACGTTGTTGTGCAATGTTACCTTATGTTCAAGCTGTTCCAGGCGGTACACTATTAGCCGCTGATTTTCGGCACGTTCTGCCTGCCCTGCCTTTCTGCCCGTGACGGCTATTATCAGTTGACATATCACCGCTGATATAGCCGTGATGCTTCCTACGATTATCTCACTCGCCATGATATCACCTCACAGCAGCTTAGTGTCATCGAGGTAATTCATGACGGCGGCAATGCCTGCTGATACCGCAGACACTCCTAAGCCTATCAGCGTACCTCTCAACACCGTGCTTTCCTCGTGCCAATCAATGGCTGGCAAGGCTACCACAAGATAGCCGACAGCGGACTGTATAAACGTCCTTATCGCTCTTTTAATCCAGTTTTTCATGTGATTACCTCCTTATGATTCGACCTCTTCTGTAAGTTGCAGATTGTATAGATTAGCATTTTGCGTTATTGTATAAGGCACTAAAATAAGCGGTAAAGGCGAAGGAAATGATATATTGGTTGCAGTATTTTCCGGCATAGTCAAAGACCATCTGTCAGCACCTGTAATAGCCCATACCGTTCCCTCGTTGGTTGACGTAACGACTTGCGCTGTCATATTACCTTGTATACTCGGCATACTTGTTTCATTTTCGATAAGTTCTCTTATATCTTCTTCGGTCCTATCTCTCGCCTCGAACGCCCACGTTTTATCACGTTTATGTTCCCTATCGTTAATTCCTGGGAGCGCAGAACCTATCTGATTACCATTTATATCAAATATTGTACGATTTACAACGAAATCCGAAGCTGACATCTTATCTAGGTACTGAATATCACTATTGATTACAGTGTGATATGGATCTGTAGCGGTATCTTTAACACCTATTACCGCTTCGTTATAAGTATAAATATTCCTATCTCTGTCGTATAATAGCCCATTTCCACCACCGTAGTAATTCCAGTCATCTACAACAATTATACTTGTTCTTGTGGTATCAGCGGTTTCCTGCCAACCTATTTGCACTCCGTCTTCATAGTATGGTATACAATCACTATGGTATATTTCCGTGTGCGGTCTATAAGGAAAATAATTACAAGCGCGTATGCCTACTCCTGTAACAGGCTCATCTGGATACGGTACACCTATCATGATCGATGATAATGTATCCCGAAGTCTATCCGCTGACGAAACACTTTCGTCAATACCCCATTTTGTCACGCCGATTACTTCTGGATTGTCCGTATATATATAATCAATTGTTCTAGGCTCACCGCGTTCGATGTACTTATAGTTCGTAATCTTCTTAGGCAAATATCGTGGTATCGTTCCATGTTCGATGAGTAAAGAAGCCATTACGTTCCACCTCCATTTGATGGCACAGGCTCAGTCCTCTTCGTCAGTCCGAGCGCAAAGCATTTCTCAGCATTAGAGATGAGAGGTATTTTGTATCTATTATTTGTTCCAGTCAGTTCAACGTTAGTCAAACTATACTCCAATTCGCTCGTGGACTTGTTTCTAAATGCCGCAACGATTATCGGATATCGGATATCAGCATATCCATATGGAGTTTGCATAGGTATCCTAGTTGCATAAGTCTCCGCCGTTTGATACGGCAAGGTCACAGGCACTAAATATATTGCTTCTAATCGCAGAGTGTTGGGAATAGCGTTGGTATTGTTGTTATCAGGTGCTTTGATATACTGTTGATGAGTATAAAGCGTTGTGTTTCCCCATGTCATCGTTTCTTCCCACCAGTTGCCTGTCGGAGCTGTTGTGCTTGCCCGCCTTTCATCGACCGACACCGAGTATCGGTTATTAGTTGCATCATATCCCGATATCGACACAATACGAGCATTAAGGTATGCGTATTCTTCGGGATAGGCAGGTCCCGCTGTTGAAGATGCCGTTCTTCTCGTGATAAGGAAACCGCCTTGCTCTTCTGTTCCCAATTGTGACCCGAATTTATCAAGATTGGCAATAACAGCGTCGTAAGTGTCTTTGCTACTGGCAATCAACCAACCTTGCTCGCTATCATATGATGCAGCGCCATAGGTGTCATAGCCTACCTGTAGCATATAATGCCCCTGTACGCATATGATAGCCGTATCTCGTCCGTAGTACAACATATTAGGCGGCTGGATATCAAGAATGAGCTCTTCTTCGATAACGAAGTCATGAAAGTTCTCAGGGACTAATACCGTAGCATTTTCGACTGTTGTCGATGCACCGCCGCCGCCACCGTAGGATGTGCCATCAAGCATCAGCTCTCCCGTGCCATTTCCCTTATCCACATAGTATACTGTACCGGGATTTGCTGTCGTGGGGTCGTAAGCGCTCGATGTGGTTTTCTTGATGCTCGTGTTGTCCATTCGGTCAGCCTGAGCCTTAGCCTGTGCATACAGTTTCTGCTGTATCCTCATGCGTTCGTTTGTGACCTGCGTCAGATATGTGGCATTTGGAAGTACGAAAACCAGTTCGGGGTCATACGGAGCGGCTAAGTCCGTAGTCTTCTGATATAGCCTGAAACTGGTGTTGTATTCGTCCAGTCCGAGAAATGAGCAGTCAAAAGCATATAGTCCGCCGACCTTGAAAGTGTACGACGGGAACTGTCCTGCTTCATACAGATCTACCGCACGGCACTTGATACCTGTTATGCCCCCTGTAAGCAGGTCAAGCTTCTGCTGTCCTCTGCTTTTTAGCTCGTTCTTTGCCGCTGTCAGCTGTGCGGCGCTCATATTGCCATCGTCAACCAGATCATCATACAGCACCACCATGTCGATATTGCCGTACTTGGCGACCAGTGTCTGATTAGCCAGGTATCTCTCATAGTTATTTACTGCGGCGATGTTCAGACGCTTACCATCAGCTCCGACTCCGCCAAGCGGTATGATGCGTGTCACACGTCCCTCAGATACGGGCGCACGCTCTACGGTAAGCGATCTCATGTTTTCCCGAAGCTTGATAATATCACCGCTTGTACCTGCTTCTCGGGAGCCCGCAAAACCTACTTTTAAGTACACCTTGTCGTCGGTATGCTCGCACCAGATATCCCAGCCTTGCTTATCACGGAGTGCTTTCAGGACGCTGAACGTTGAGCCAGTGTCAATGCCAAGTGAGTTGTTGATGGTACTCTGAGGATAGCCAGTTGAGCCTGAAACCTCAAAGTATCCGCCCGAGTTCCATGTGCCGTTAGGCGGATATATACGTCTGGCAGCTCCTACGGTCTGAGAGTGCTTATCCAGCAGTGCGGTGATAAACGTGTCTGCTATGACAGGGTCTCCGGGAGTATACGAGTGATGATCCTCCATCTGCTTTATGACGTCGGGTATATCGCATACACTGTCGCAGAGATACGCTATTTCGCTCTCACAGTGTATCTGCTTAGATATGACGCCCTCTTCCGACAGTATCTCATTCACAGATGCTACACGTCCATACCAGATGTATGCATTGCGTTTGATGCTCCAAAGCTTTACATAGGTGAGATCAGCCGCAAAGTGTTCAAAGTTCTCAGAACCGTAGTACACAGTAAAATCGTAGTAATCTATATCGTTGAGCGTCTCTGGTATGGTACCATTGATCTCTCCAAGAGTCATAGAAGAGCTGCCATCCTGCACGCCATCGATATTAGACCAGGATATATCTATACGGTAGCTCATAGTCTGGTACCTCCTGTTACAGTCATGTACGGATGCGCTGTAAACGTAACTGTCAGCTTGGCCGCTGTGCAGAACATATTGATATACTCGTCTTTACAGCCGTCAAGCCGAACCTCCGTAAATGTCGCATCCTGAAAACTGTCATAAAATGTAGTTATACCAGAAAACCATGCACGAGCTTGCCCGAGCGCAGTATTGAGTGCAGATGCACTGTTGGCTTGTACCAGAAATTCATAGGTTATCGTGCGGCGCTCGTAGTATGGCTTGCTGTTTGCATCTGTGGCTGTACAGTCCAGTGCACCCTGACGATAAGGAAGTGAGACAAAGGCAGTGCGTGCCTTTACCTCACCGTAATTAGCGTCAGTCATAGTCATGCCGTATGTGGTATCGCTGCGCTCCTCAGATGAGCCTGTACCTGTGGATATATAATAACTCATGTTGCGTACCCCCTCTGACCTATCATTATCTTTCTGTCCTGGATCGCCGATATATCAGGCTCTAGCCATTGTGCTATGACCTGACCGTTCGGCAGAACGAACTGTATGATAGCAGGCTGTGCCGCATAAGCTCCGTAGCCGCCGTTTGCGCCGCTGTAGTTGCTGCCCTGAATATCGGGCAGCCCGAAAGTTGTGCCTGCTACATCGTCTGCCAGTGCGTTCATAGCGTCTGTGACTTCGTTTTCATTTGCCGTGATACCTGCTGCTATGCCGGCAGGCAGATATGCACCTATGCCGTCACGCATAAGCTTTGATGGTGATGATATTCCAAAGAAATCCTTGACCGCATTGTACGCCGTTTCGCCTGCATCGGTAACTGCGTTTATAAGCTCATATGCGTACTGCACAACGCCGTCCTTGATACCGAGTATCAGATTTTTGCCGAGACTGAGCCAGTCGTATTCTGTAAATTTTATAACCATCGAGCCGATGAGCTGTACAACGCTCTCGACTATCTTCGGCAGGGCTTTAAGTATGCCCTTGACAAGCTCCACAGTGATCTCAAATCCCGTGTCGATTATCTCGGGGAGTTTGTCCACAACTGTTGCTATGATCTTAGGTATCAGCTCGCCTGCGCCCTCTGCTATCTTAGGCAGGTTCTCGGTGATGCCCTGTACCAGTGCCAGTATCAGCTGAGCCGCCAATTCAAGCAGCTGAGGAAGATTGTCCAGCACGAAGGTCACGAGACTGTCAACGAGGTCAAATGCCACTTGTACAAGCAGCGGCAGGTTATCCAGTATGCCTGTTATCAGCGACGTAAGCACTTCCTGTCCTACCGTCAGCAGTTTCGGCGTTTCCTCTGTCAGTATCGTCATGATGTTTGAGATTATCTGCGGTACTGCCCTAACGAGTGTCGGCAGGGCTTCGAGTATGCCGTCCGCCAGTCCCTTGATGATACCGAGTGCCGCCTGTATCATCGGTGTAAGGCTCTCGGGAGAGGTCAGCGTATCGGCTATATCGACTATCAGTTCTGCTATCTGCGGCAGTACCTTCGGCAGGCTGTCGCCAATATCGTCCATGAGAGCCGTTACCAGTCCCATAGCGACACGGAGCATTTTACCCGAGTTTTCCGCTATGGCAGAGCCCAGCGCACCGACTATGGATTTACCTGCATTGTAGAGCTGCGGAAGAGCTGTCTGCAATGCGTCCATTGTCGATGTTATCACGCTCGGGAGATTAGCAGCTATGCCGTCAGCCAGCGCCGGGATAACGTTGGTGATCGTCTTGTTGACTGCGCTCATGAGCCCCGGGAGAGTGTTGTTCAGCAGGTCGGGCAGTATGCCGAATATCTCAGGTGCAAGCTCTGCAATGAGCTGTCCTGCACCCTCAAGGGCAGTCTTGATAACGGGTATAAGATTGTCAGCCGCATATCCTGCCGATGTCACAAGCTTATCGACCAGAGCGCCAATATCTGCATCGGGGTTTGCTATGCCTGCAACAAGGTTTTCCCAGGCTGATTTTGTCATAGCAAGTGAGCCCTGTATTGTCTCGCCTGCCTCTTTTGCGGTCGTTCCGCTTATGCCCATATTATCCTGTATCACATGGATAGCCTCGATAACATCAGCATAGCTATCAAGGCTGAACGTCTGCCCCGAAAGCTTGCTCGCATCTGCCAGAAGACGCTCCATTTCAGTTTTTGTGCCACCATAGCCGAGCTTCAAGTTGTCGAGCATCGTATAGTTCTGCTTTGCAAAACCCTGATATGCGTTCTGTACAGCTTCCATAGATGTGCCCATCTTGTTTGCATTGTCGGACATATCTATGATGGCTTGATTAGCTACATCTGCGGATTTTGCGGTATCACCGTTAAGAGAAGATAACAGCGACGCACTAAAGCTCGTCACCGTCTCCATATACTCATTTGCTGTCAGTCCTGCTGTCTGATACGCATCAGCTGCGTATTTCTGCACGGTATCGGCGCTGTCCTTGAAAAGCGTTTCCACGCCGCCCGAAAGCTGTTCAAAGTCTGCATAAGCGTCCACAGCGGACTTTGTCAGCGCAGATACGCCCGCCACTCCTGCGGTGATCGCTGCAGCACTTGCCTTTATCGCAACTCCTGCCGCCGCTGAAAATGCACCGCCGAAAGATGATCCAGAGCTCTTGCCTGCTGCTGCGCCGCTTCCGCCGAGCCCTTCTTCGAGCTTGCCTTGAAAGCCCTCCATCGACGGTAGTATCTGTACATATGCCTTAGCCAGGCTTGTTCCTTCTGCCATTATACCCCTCCTTCCAGTATCCTTTTTCTTGCCGCTTCAAAATCTTCGGGAGAGTCAAAGGCTACGACGTCACTATCCTTTGTGTCCTTATCAATTCCGAGCAGCTTATCATATATCCTTTCGGGCGGTTCTGCGCCGTCATGCGCCGCCTTAGATCTCGACCACCGCAGCCAGTTCACCGCATCATAGGTCAGTACGTTCAGCAGCAGTTCCATAGGATATTTGCTATTTGCCAGTTTTAATTTTATCCTGCTGTCGTCCCTCAGCCCACACGAAAAGATCGCTGCCATTTTTGGTGACAGCGATCTGTAATCATATATGTGGTACGTTTCTGCAAGGTCGCAGATAAGCGCATCTTCATCGACGGCTATCATGCGGCTGAGGACGATCAGTTTTTTGCATCTTTGTTCCTGCGCAGCTCTGCGAAGATCTCACCCATCTCTGCCATCATAGCAGATGTAGGCACTCTGCCCTCATCGTTGCGGCAGTGCTCTTTGAGAGCATTAGCCTGGTCTGCTCCCAGCAGCAGCTTTATTGCTGAGCCTATCTTCTGAGTCTTGCCGTCGTCGATATCTGCCAGGACTTCCAGCAGCTCCCAGTCGTCAAGAGCCCCATCTTCGATGGAAAATTCAAAGCCTGTCTTAGTCTTACCTGCGATCATGTGTCATCCTCCTAATTGTTACGGTGTCGAGTTTCCGCCGCCTGATGTTGCAGGCGCCTTGAAATACTCATAGTGAGTATTATTGTTGCTGTCGGGTCTTGCGCTGATGGTCAGTGCATAGCCGATAGCGTTGCTGTCGCCGTACGTTACCTCACCGATAGCGGTTATTTTGCCATAAGGTATTACGATACGCTTGGCGATGTTGCCCTTAAGTATCATGTCGCATACCCAAATGCTTTCGGTCTGCTCTTCGGAATTTACCTGTACAGTCAGACCAGTTGACAGAGATCCGCTTACACGGCTGTCACCGTATACAGTTTTGAGCACCTCTTCGTTGATGCCCTCGATAAGTGTGACGGTGAATGTGTCCGTCTTCTCGGTCTGAGTTGTCAGCACCACGTCGCCGCCCCATGCCTTAACGGTCTCGGTTGTGATGCCCATGTTGTTTTTGAAGCCCTCGTCCGAGCAATAGCCCTGGTTAACATATGCGGATGCCAGTGCTGTGCTTGCATCTGTCGGCAATGTAGAGCCGATAGGAGCTCTGAACACGGAGCCTGACAGTTTGGGCTTACCAGCAGAAACATTGCTAGAATTGTTGTTTGCCATTATTTATCACTCCTCGTAATCTTCGTAATATGTTATATCATATACCGCCTGATAGCGATATCTTTTTGTTTCGGAGTCAGCCTGCGGGTAGTCGCTGTTAAGCTTTACGCTCACGATATCGCCAAGCTTGGGGAAGTCGTAGAGCATAAGGCGTTTTACCTGCTTGTTGAGATCTGCCGCCTGCGCCATAGTACCCGAATATGAGCGTATCGTCATGATAGCGCCGTCTATGTGGTTCACATTGCTGCTGCCGACCTTGCCGACCACAAGATACTCACGGGGCGGTTTTTCGGGTTCTTCGCCGTAGGCTTTATAGCCCTTGCGAATAAGATAGCTTATCAGTATGCTTTCTATCGTCTTAGCCACTGCCGAACACCGCCTTCATGATCGTATTATCCTTATAGTTCTTCCTGCGTGCCGATGCACTTTCGGCGTAAACCTTGACAACTGCCTTGCCGGGAAGCCTGCCGCCCTCATAGTGACTTACCTCACTGGAATATCCGTCACCGAGCTGTGCAAGTGCAGTGTTGGCGATATGCTGCATCATCTCCACTATCTCGGGGGAGTTTCTAAGTGCGGAATATCCTGCGAAGTTCGCCTCAACTCTCACTCTGCTCATATTTCATCACCTTCACTTTTTTGTTCCAGCTGAGAGGTATCATATCATCTATGCCCTGTGTCGGTGCTCCGATAGTCTCATACACCTGGCCCCAGAAACGCACCTGCGTATCTTCCCAGTTATGCATATCGCCCTTTGGTATGCCCAGAAGATAGTCCAAACGTTTTCCCGAAAGGTTCAGTTCGTCGGTTATCTCTTCGGTACTGGACTGACCTATGAGGACATTGTCCACAGTCACCCATTCGGTATTATAGACAGGGCGATTGAAGCTGTCAGTGCCCGTCTGCACCTTGACAGCTAGCTCAATCGGTATCCCGTGTATTCCCATAGTCGTACACCTCCAGTATGCCGCATTTCTGGCGCATGATACCCAGTTCTTTCAGTTCATTACGCAGGAAGTAAACGTCCTGTCCTGCATTGAGATACGTATAGCTGACACTGTAGCCCAGCGCCGATTGCGAGCCTTGTGTAGCGGCAGGAGCATTATTGGACGCAGCGTTCAGCGACCGTATCACTGCATTGACTGTCAGTATCTTGGCTATCAGTCCTTTGTCGGGGTCATCGGTTATCATTTGGTCGAGGTCGTATCCTCTTTTGGAGCATTCTGTCCTCAGCAGCGCCGAAGTGATCTCCAGCAGTGCGGGAACTTTTTCAGCCTCTTCGTTTGTCAGCGTTCGCCCGAGCGTTGTCACATCATCGGTCGTCGCATATACTGCGCCCATGTTATCACTCCTTCTTGCGCTTTCTCTTAGGCTTTTCCTCGATAGGCTGCTCTATGATGGGTCTGCCTCTGACGTTTTCGGAACCAAGCAGTTCAGCAATACGCTGAGGAGAGGGGTCAAGCCCCTCCCTCGGGTATATATCGCCGACCTTGTATGATCTTCTGTCGTCCTGCTTATCGGAAAAATTCTCTAAGACACGGTATTTCATACGCCATCATCTTCACTGTTGGTCTCGGAGCCAGTCTGCTGAGCCTCGGTGATACGAGCGAAGCTTGCGGCATTCAGGATACCCCAGCCGATGTATGCCTCTGCTCTCAGTACGATCTGGTTCTTACGCTTCAGATCACCGAGACCGTCAGGATCACCATACTGGATGATCTCCAGAGGGATATTCTCAGCATAGCCCCACTTGAAAGCGTTAGCAAAGTCGCCCACGATAGCTCTGTCAGTGCTGGTTCCGAAAGATACAGTGCTATTGATATCGCTGGTCAGAGTACCGCCGAACTTTTCGGGGTTGCCACCGAATCTGTACTCGGGGAAAATGGGCATACCGTTGCCGTTCTTCTTGGCACCCAGAGCCGCACCGAATGCAGGAGCCATAGCAATACCGTTTACGTCACCTCCTGCTGTCTGGATAAGACCGATAGCAGCATCAACGTTATCGTCAGGTGTTGCCTGAGCGTAGGTTACTGTCTGTGTTACTGCTGTGTCGAAGTTGTTAGCTCCGATAGTCGCAGAAGCGGTGCCATCATAGGGGTTTACGCCGTGGAAAGCGGAGATGTCCAGCGCTCTTGCCATCTTCTTAGAGAGACCGTCTGCCATAGCCGCCAGATAGGGGAGCTGCTTTTCCTCTGTCATGCGCAGGAACTCATCTGTTACTCTGTGCTGATATACGAATTTGATAGGCTTGATGGTCACAGTGCCAACGCCTGCATCACCCGCAGGCTTGTTTTCGCCCTCGCCTACGATGCAAGCCTCGCCATCCATTGTG